GTGATGATAGGAGAATTTTGCGAAGATCGTATACCGGACGATGATATTATAGAGGAATATGAGCGCTGTGTCAAGTGTTGGGAGAGAGGTGAGCGAGCCTATCCCGTCACAACCGCCACCCTCAAGGATGAACCTACTAACGTAGACTCCGAGAAGGTACGTGTCTTCCAAGCAGTTGCTCTTGCCCTCGGCATGGGTATAAGGAAATGGTTTTTACCCATTGCTCGGATTTTGTCGCTATGTCCTGAACTTTCTGAATCAGCAGTTGGCGTGAATGCTTTTTCCCCTCAGTGGGAAGCACTTATGGCACATGCTGAGAAGTTTGCAAAGGATGGAAGAGTAGTTGCATGGGATTATTCAAAGTACGATGTACGGATGAATTCCCAAATGACCTACGCTGTACTGCAGTCATTCATTGACATTGCGGAAGTCTGTAACTATAGTGAGTATGATCTTAAGATAATGAACGCAATGATCGCGGACATTATCCATCCATTGATTGATTATAATGGAACAATGATTATGGCTTACAACATGAACACGTCTGGGAATAACATTACTGTGAACATCAATAGTGTTGCCAATTCTTTGTACGTGCGCATGGGTTTCTTCAATGCCTGTCCTGAAGTGGAGGACTTTAGGGAAGCAGTAGCGGCGATGACATATGGTGATGACTTCAAGGGGAGTGTTGCCACGCAGTATCGGGAACGATTTAATTTTCGTGTTTTCAAGGAGTTTTTGGCAGAACACGGAATGAAGATCACTGACCCGAATAAGACAGATAAGGTTGAGGATGATATGGACGTTGATGATGCTGATTTCTTGAAACGGCATTCGAATTATATCCCTGAGATTGGTTGTCGCATTGGAAAGCTTTCTAAGAGTTCCATGTACAAACCACTTCTCGTTAACCTTAAGTCAAAGACAGAAACTCCTGAAACGGTAGCAATTTCGTGTGTTGAAACATATATGCATGAATTGTTTGCTCATGGGCGCCAGGAGTTTGAGAAGGATCAGCCCAAAATGAAAGAACTGTGTGTACGGGTGTTGGACTTTGTTCCGCCGGCAGTTGCCTTCACATTTGACGAACGTGTCGCTATGTGGAAGGAAAAGTACTTGGGTGCACCGCAAGGTAATCCCGATTCTTTGTAAATGTATTGGATACCATAAATTGTACATAAAAGGCTTTATATTTACATGTTTGTATATTTAATTGTATATATTTTATAATTTTGCGTTTGTTCGTTTGCATATTTTGTACACATGCATAAATAACTGTATTTTTTCCTATGTTTAATAATGTATATAGGTTTCCGTGTCCGAAGCGGGCTTATCCAGGAAGTGCCTGGACAACAATGGGTGGCAAAGTAAGGCCCCAAGCGCTGGATGGCGCGGAGCGAGAATTTTCCTTATCTCTGTGGGGAATTTTTGGTTCAATCACAGCCTACGTTTTGTATGCAGTACTGAAAGATCTGTCGTGCAGATGGCCTACGATTGAGGAAGCTCGTGCAGAACAATACCAGAAGGTTAATCCCCAAGATGTTGATCCGCACTCAGAGGAAGAGAAGATGGAGGGGACCGATACTCAGGAGAATGTCACATTCTCAGATGTTAATTCCGGTCACATGGTCGATTACACAGTAGGAGATGATCCTTTGCGATCTCAACCTTTAAACGTTGACGCTACACTTGACCATTTCTTCTCTCGTCCACTTAAAATTCATGAACAAGAATGGGGAGTTGGTACCTCCTTCTATTTCAAGATTGATCCTTGGTCCTTGTATTTTACAAACCCTCGGGTTATTAATCGTATTGCGAATTACAAGTTGATGAGAGCAGATCTGCACGTCAAAGTTGTTTTGAACGGTAATGCCTTCCACTACGGTAGATGTATTGTTTCATACAATCCTCTCCGTCAGCAGGATGAGCTAACCGTTGATCGCACTTTTATTGATGCCGATGTAGTCGCCGCTTCTCAGAGACCACACATTTGGCTCAATCCAACGACATCTGAAGGTGGCGAAATGAAGCTACC